GGAGCGGATACTCTGTATTGTCATGTATATAATAAAATCAAAGCGGTCAGACCTATGCCGAAATTCGGTACTCCAACATTGTGAGTACAAAATGCATAACTCCCTTTTATGTTATGCAATCGAAATGGACCAATCAGAAAATACCAGTACCATGCGGGAAATGTCCTTCATGTTTAAAACGTAAAACTTCTGGTTGGTCTTTTCGTTTAATAAAAGAGGGGGATATTAGTAAATCCGCTTTATTTGTAACTTTAACATATGAAAATGAAAACCTACATTATACCGAAAAAGGATTCAAAAATTTATCTAAAACAGATGTACAAAAATTTTTTAAAAGATTACGAAAACTATCAAGTAATAAACTTAAGTATTACGCTGTCGGGGAATATGGAAGCAAAACATGGCGACCTCATTACCACATTATATTATTTAACGCAAACAGAGAAATAGTACATAAAGCATGGATGTTGGATAATAAACCAATAGGCTCAATATTTATAGGTGATGTAACAGACGCATCAATTGGTTATACATTAAAATATATGAGTAAGAAAGGAAAAATACCAGTACATAAAAATGATGACAGACAAAAAGAATTTCAATTAATGTCAAAAGGACTTGGAAAAAACTATTTAACTGAAAAAATGATACGTTGGCATAAAGATGATTTAGAAAATAGAATGTATGTACCAATGAAAGACAATAAAAAGATAGCAATGCCAAGATATTATAAAGATAAATTGTATAGCGAAAGCGAAAAAAATAGAATAGTTAGACACATGGAAGATATTATGTTGGAATCAGATGAAAAAGAAATGGAAAAACATGGAAAAAATTATTTTTCATATTTAGCAGAAAGGCACCTAAATTTGTTTAGACAAATGCACAAAAAATCAAAAGAAAATGAAAAAATTTAACACAATACTCAACTATAAGGAGTATAAAGGACAAGTAAATAAGCAAAAGTCTTTGACAATTCCAGACCAAGCAATGACTATAAAACAAATTATGGAAAGATTTGCAAGAGGATTACCGGTAGAACAATTTAAACCGGTATATGATGAAAATATTGATGAAGATTCAGAATACATACCAGATCCTAGAACAATGGATTTGGCAGAAAGGCAACAATTTAAAGAACAAATTCTTGAAGAATTTGAAACGATACGTCAACAGCAAGCCGCAACAGTAGGTTTAACAAAAACCGAAAATGAAGCTGAAAAACCAGCGGAATAAACAACGCGAAAAAAATCCATCAAGTTAACTTGATGGTTTTTTTTTGCAAGTCAAGGAGCAAAGCGACGCGACCAGCTACGCGAATGGAATTCGCAAATAAACACTAATACCCTTGATATATTAGTGTTTATTGACACTACATTAATAAAATGAGTAATATATGAGCGATAAATAGCGTAGGTACGGAGCAAAAAAAAGCGAAAAAAAAAACGAATTTATTTGGTAGTGTAAAAAAAACAATTAATTTTATAAAAGAAAATTAAAAAAAACAATGGAACCAGTATCAGCAGCAATAGCAGGCGGAGCAGCATTACTAGGAACAGGAGCATCAGCATATGCTCAAGGTAAGATGAACAAAAAAACTCGTGAATGGAACGAGAAAATGTACAATCAACAAAGACAACATAGTTTACAAGATTGGGCAATGCAAAACGAATACAATAGCCCAGAAAGACAAATGCAAAGATTAAAAATGGCCGGATTAAATCCAAATATGGTATACGGCAAAGGAACAATAGATAATCAAACAGGTTCAGTTAGAAGTACAGAAGTAAAGTCATGGAATCCACAAGCACCTGTATATAATTTAGGACAAGCAGCAGAAGCTGGAATATCAGCATACTATGATAGTAGAATAAAAAATCAGACTGTAGATAATTTAAAAACACAGAACACTGTAAATATTAACAATGCTGCAAATTTAGCAGCACAAACAGCAGCAACAATACAAAACACAGCAAAATCAAAGTTCGAGTTAGAACTCGCAACAGAATTAAGACAAACTTCATTAGAAGCAGCAAAAGCATCATTAAGAAACATAAATGTACAAACAGATATAGCATTAGATAGAAATGAAAGAGAAAAACTTAAAAATAACATGGATTTAAAAACTGGAGAAATAAATCTTCAGAAAACAGCAGTTGAAATTTTACAAACAAAAGCACAAACTGCTAAAACTTGGCAAGAAAGAGCTTCAATAATGCAAGGAATTAGCAATTTAAGAAAAACAGGAGAATTGCAACAAATAGAAATAGAGTTAAGAAAAAAAGGTGTTAATCCTAACGATAGTATGTGGGAAAGATTATTAGGACAAGCAATTGATGGTATTATAGGAAATAAAAATTTAACACCACAACAAAAATCTGAAAAAAATATTCAAGATTGGAAAAACAAAGGCCTTTATTATTAATTAACAATAAAACAAAACAAAATGAGAAGAAGACGTTCTTATCGTAAACGTGGCACAAGCCAAAAAAGGACTTATTATGTAAGTCGTGGAGGAATCAGATTATGATAGCTCTAGATTTCAACATTAGTGAACCACACACTAATTTAGACATTCACAAGATTAGCGACACAGAATTAGTATTTGTCGCACACAATGGGTTTAGTTATACTAGAATAGTATACCCCATTGCAGAAATTGAAAGATTAACTGAAATTTTAAAAAACAAAGTAAACGATGAAACCAAATCTATTTAATTCAGTTCAACTTGTCAAACCTAAAAAGAATGTGTTTGACCTTAGCCACGATTTTAAGTTCAGTGGCGATATGGGAAATTTAGTACCTATTTTAGTTAACGAATGTGTACCAGGTGATAATTTTACATTATCATGTGAAGCTATGGTAAGATTTGCACCAATGTTAGCACCAATTATGCATAGAGTTGATGTATCAATGCATTATTTCTTTGTACCAAATAGAATATTATGGGACAATTGGCAAGATTTTGTAGTAAATGCCAGTGTAACAGCACCAGTATATCCATATATTGATTATACTGGAGGTGGTTGGACAAATTACGAAAAGTTCATGGATTATATGGGTATACCACCAAAAGGCTCAGGGACAGGAACACAAATTAATGCATTACCATTTGCAGCATATCAATGCGTATACAATGAATACTATAGAGACCAAAATTTAGTTCCACAAGTAAACTATAAATTAACAGATGGTAGTAATACAAATATATCAGACTTACTCACAATGCGTAAAAGAGCATGGGAACATGATTATTTTACAGCATCATTACCATTTGCACAAAAAGGAAATGCAGTTGACATACCAATAGGTGCTTTAGAAGGAGATGCACCTGTAAGGCGAAATGTTGCAATAGAACCAAACTTTGAAAATATTCAATTTTGGAATAATGCAGGTACATTTAATAATCAATATCCTGTTGATGGTGGAACACCAAATCCAGCCTCAGGACAGGGTGTATTATATGCAGAAACAGATGGTTTAGAAATACAACCAGGAACAATTAATGATTTACGTAGAGCAATGCGTCTTCAAGAATGGTTAGAAAAAAATGCTAGAGGTGGTACAAGATATACTGAGAATATTTTAATGCATTTTGGAGTACGTTCATCAGATGCAAGATTACAAAGACCTGAATATATTACAGGAATTAAATCACCAATAGTAATATCTGAAGTATTAAATACAACTGGAGAAGCAGATGGTTTACCACAAGGTAATATGGCAGGACATGGTATAGGTGTAACATCAGGAAAATACGGAAAGTATTTTTGTGAAGAACATGGATATATTATTGGAATAATGTCAGTAATGCCTAAAACTGCATACCAGCAAGGTATACCTCGTACATATTTGAAAAAAGATACATTAGATTATTTTTGGCCGTCTTTTGCAAATATCGGAGAACAAGAAGTACAGAACCAAGAATTATATGCATATACAGCAACAGCAACAGATACATGGGGTTATGTACCAAGATACGCAGAGTATAAATATATGCCAAGTCGGGTGGCCGGCGAATTTAGAACATCGTTGGACTACTGGCATCTTGGTAGAAAGTTTGCAACTCAGCCAGCATTAAATCAAACATTTATTGAATGTGACCCAGAAGATACAAAACGTATATTTGCAGTAACAGAAGGAGCGGATACTCTGTATTGTCATGTATATAATAAAATCAAAGCGGTCAGACCTATGCCGAAATTCGGTACTCCAACATTGTGAGTACAAAATGCATAACTCCCTTTTATGTTATGCAATCGAAATG